CGCAGCAGTCGATCAAGTGAAGGACTTGTTCAGCCCAAACAAACTGAAGATCGTAAAGCTCCCACTCAAGGACGCCAGTGACATGCTCATGGCGAACAAAGTCAAGGAGTTCACTCAGGCATGGTGGAACGCCAAGATCTACAGACCAGACGGTATTGTAGCTGGCGTGGACACATGGGAAGCACTGGTTGAGAAGCGTAAAGTCAAGTCCACACCGTACCCATGGGAAGGCTTGAATCAACTCACTCGTGGTCACAGACCGTATGAGCTAGTGACAATCACCAGTGGTAGCGGCATGGGTAAAAGTCAGTTCATCCGTGAGATTGAGTATGACCTACTCAAGCGTTGCAGCGGCAACATCGGTGTATTAGCACTTGAGGAAGACCTGTCGAGGACCACGCTGGGCATCATGTCAGTATCAGCTAACCGACCGTTACACCTAGAGGAAGACACGCCAGTTGAACACTTGCGTCCATTCTGGGAGGACACGCTAGGGACAGGCAGGTACTACTTGTTTGACCACTGGGGATCAACTTCGGCTGACAACCTGTTAGCACGGGTTCGGTACATGGCGAAAGCTCTGGACTGCAAGTTTGTCATCTTGGATCACTTGAGTATCGTTGTGTCGTCTCAAGAGTCGGGTGACGAACGCAAGGCAATTGACGAGATCATGACTAAGCTCAGGACACTCGTGGCTGAGACTGGCATCTGCTTATTCCTCGTGTCTCACCTACGCAGATCACAGGGCAAAGCTCATGAAGATGGTGCTCAGATCAGCTTGGGTGAGTTACGTGGGTCGCAAGCAATCGCACAGTTGTCCGACATAGTGATAGGCATGGAGCGAGATCAGCAGCATGAAAACGAAGACATCAGGAACACAACCACGGTCAGGGTCCTCAAGAATCGTTACACTGGTGAGACTGGTCCTGCTTGTTGGCTTAATTATGATCGCACAACAGGTCGCCTAGCTGAAGTACCTAACCCACACATCGGAGATGACTTCTAATGATCTATCTGGACTTAGAAGCCAACGGTTTGACTCCGGACACCATTTGGTGCGTAGTTACCATGGAAAATGACCATGTGGAGGTACACCGGACACCAGAAACGCTACGAGAGGCTCTGAGAGGCTCTGTGAGCGTCGTTGGGCACAACCTAATAGGCTACGATATCCCTGTCCTAGAACGTCTCTGGGGCGTCTCAGTGGCGTCTGAGAGGATCATTGATACATTGGTGTTGTCACGTTTGTGTGACCCAAGTAAGTCAGGTGGGCACTCATTGAGGAACTGGGGTAACGAATTAGGCTTCCCAAAGGGGGACCATGACGACTGGTCACGGCTCAGTCAAGCGATGATTGACTACTGCATACAGGACGTGAAAGTCACAGCAGCAGTCCATCAGAAACTGAAGCAGGAGATGAAGGACTTCTCCGCTGAGTCCATCCGTTTGGAACACAAGGTCCAGTGTATCGTGCAGCAGCAGGAACGCAATGGGTGGGTTTTGGATCAACAACTGGCGCATGAACTATGTGCTACATTCAAGGAGAGGATGAATGAAATCGAAGAGGAGTTACAGGAGAAGTTTCCACCGATTATCCATGAGAGGTGGTCTGAGAAAACTGGCAAGCGTCTCAAGGACAGGGTTGAAGTTTTCAATGTCGGGTCTAGACAGCAGATTGCGAAGAGGTTATCTGGGCTTGGTGTGGTCTTTGCGAAGACTACGGAGAAGGGCAATCCTATCGTAGATGAAGCTGTCCTAGACACCATCGACTTGCCAGAGGCTAGAGTCATTAGTGAGTACTTGATGCTACAGAAGAGATACGCACAGGTCCACTCATGGCTAGATCATGTACAGGACGACGGTAGAGTCCATGGTCGCGTCATCAGCAACGGTGCAGTCACCGGACGTATGACACACCAGTCACCCAACATGGCACAAGTCCCAGCAAGCCACAGTCCATACGGACACGAGTGTCGCTCCTGCTGGACTGTACCTCAAGGTAAGAAGCTGGTGGGGTTTGACGCAAGTGGACTTGAGTTGCGGATGCTGGCTCACTACATGAATGACAAGGAGTTTACAAATGTCCTCCTCACTGAAGACATACACACAAGAAACCAGATGGCTGCTGGACTTGAAACTAGACCTCAAGCAAAAACTTTCATCTATGCTTTCCTTTACGGAGCAGGAGAAGCTAAAATTGGAAGTATCGTCGGAGGAAGCGCAGCTGATGGCGCAAAACTTAAGCAGAGATTTCTACGAAATACACCTGCTCTTGAAAGTCTACGAGAACGAGTTAGCAGAGCTGCTGGGAGAGGCTATCTTACAGGACTTGACGGAAGGAGGCTTCACGTCAGATCCGAACACGCTGCACTGAACACGTTGTTGCAAGCAGCTGGTGCTATCGTGATGAAGAAAGCACTGGTTATCCTTGATGACTACGCTAAGCAATGGAAGATTGACTACAAGTTCATAGGGAACATACATGACGAAGTTCAGGCAGAGGTTGCAGAAGCACAAGCAGAGAAGTACGGCTGGCTTGCAGTTGAGTGCCTCAAGGCGGCGGGTCTGGAGTTTGACCTCAGATGCCCCCTTGACGGAGAGTACAAAGTTGGAACAACATGGGCGGAGACACACTGATGATGCAAGAAATACCTAAAAACCCAATGGCAGCTTACGCAAAAAACCTAGAGAGATACAAATTTGTTGATGGTGAATGGTGGTACTATTATCCCGAAACAGGGACCAGTATTTCTAGTGGAAATCACACTAGAGAAAGGGCATCAACCTTAAGAAAAAGATTTAACCAAGCAATGTATGTTAATGGTAAGTACATATCCAAAAAACACCCATTACATAAACCCGGACGCTACAAGACGTTTGAAGACGCAGCGTTCAGTAGTTTGGCTAAGTACGAAACCAGTGTGGAAGGACAGGTGTACATCATTACTAATCCAAACTTTGATGGCTGGGTTAAAGTCGGGATGGCTATTGATTCTCAAGATCGCTTGAATGGCTACCAGACTTCTTCACCGTTTAGGGACTACCAGTTACATAGCTTCTGGGACGTAGCCAATAGAAGAGGTGCAGAAGCAGCAGCACATGCTGAACTAGAGAAGACCTACGAGCGTAGAGGTGAGTGGTTCAAGTGCACACCGGAACAGGCAACGGAAGTTGTCTCTAACATAACGGAAGAGTACAAATGAAAAACGTGTACAATCTAGTGGACGACATCTACAAAGTAGTGTCAACCAAAGAAGTAGAAGAAGGAGTGGACATCGACGCTGCTATAGAGCAGTTTGGCGAGAACGTCAAGGACCTGATGCGTCAGGAGTTCGGTGAACAGAAGAAGCGGGACAATAGGACACTACGTATGTCCAACATTGGGCGCGAAGACCGCTTCCTGTGGAACGTGTGTAACGGAGTTGAAGCCAGTGAAGAGATACAGGGTCACACTTACGTGAAGTTCCTCTATGGGCATCTCATTGAAGAACTACTGCTCTTCCTGACTCGTGCAGCTGGACACGAGGTGACTGGTGAGCAGAAGCAGTGTGACGTTGAGGGCATCAAGGGACACATGGACTGCATCATTGACGGTGTTGTGACTGACGTTAAGTCAGTGTCTTCCTATGGCTTCAAGAAGTTCAAGGACAGCACCTTGGCTTATGATGATCCGTTTGGATACATAGCACAGATCAAAGGATACGCACACGCAGAAGGTGCAACCAAGTTTGGCTGGCTTGCTATGGACAAACAGAATGGTCATCTAACGTACCTGATGTATGACTCAGAGGACGAGTTTGCACCTGTGTATGAGAAGGTGTCCTATGACATCGAAGAACGTATCCAGTATGTCAAGGAGATGGTACAACAGGAGGAGCCACCGGAGGTCTGCTACGAAGCTGTCCCAGACGGCAAGAGCGGCAACATGAAGCTGGCAGTCGGATGCTCCTATTGCCAATACAAGAAGCAGTGCTGGCCCGATGTTAGAGGCTTTGCTTATTCCACAGGTCCACGTTATTTAGTAGAGGTAGTAAATGAGCCGAAGGTTCCAGAAATTGAGCTTCCGTAGTAAGTTTGAAAAGGATGTGTCACAGCATCTCCATGGCTTCTTGTATGAGCCGTTTACAGTACCTTACACAATCCATAGGAACTACAAACCGGACTTCGTACATGAAGCTACAGGGACGCTGGTGGAGTGCAAAGGGTTTTTCAGGGACGGAGACACTAAGAAGTACAAGAGTGTCAGGGACAGTCTACCGGAACACCAGAGGCTAGTGTTCGTCCTGATGCACCCCAACAAGAAGATTAGGAAAGGAGCTACCATGACGATGGCACAATGGTGTGACAAAGAAGAAATTATGTGGTATACTATAGATACACTTCAGGAGTTAATTAGCGATGTCTCTAACAATGGATGAAATCAAGGAAAGAATACTGCGTGTCTATGACCCAGACGACTTGTTAGAGGCACTAGAGATATCATCGGAAGAACTCATGGATCGCTTTGAAGACAAACTGATTAATCGTTTGGACAGGTTTGAAGAGGAACTGGTGGATGAAGAGGAGGACGAAGATGAGTATTGACAATGCTGGAGAAGACGAGTGGACTCAGATGAAGAAGGACATCAAGGAGCTAGGCGTTGTCAATGCTGTAGCAAAAGAAGTACTAGCTGACCCAGTAGAGCGACCAGAGCATTACAACAAGGGCGGTATTGAAGCCATTGACGGTATCAAAGCCTCCATGTCCGACACAGAGTTCAGAGGGTATCTCAAGGGAAACGCAGTGAAGTATCTTTGGCGCTACAACTACAAGAACAAACCCGTAGAGGATCTCAGGAAGTGTCGCTGGTACGTAGACAGATTGATACAGGAGCTAATCTAATGAAAGTAATTGAAGGACACTTCGGAGACAAGGATGAGAAACTACCAGTAGGGGCTGTGTTTGCAGCAGTGTCTGGAGTTGAGGACTTGGACAAGTATGAGGACGCCTTCTGTATAGTCAAGTCAGAGGACTACGTTGTTATCTCTACAAACTTAGACACACACCAGCTGTACTTCCTGCTGGACCAAATTAAACTATCGCTAATTACACGAGGAGACTACGAAATCTAATGGACGCATATTATGTTTATGTTTACAAAGAAGATGACGACGTTGTATACGTCGGCATGGGACAGAAGGGGCGTGCTTGGCATTGCGGACATATGCAAGGAGATACTAAGGAACGTCACAACTGGAAAGAAGAGCAGATGGGAAAAGGTAGGCTTCCTTGTGACTGGGTAACAGTAGTTGAAAGAGGTCTGTCTAAAGGAGAAGCTCTTGAGCTAGAGGAACTTCTTATTAAAGAGAAAGCACCTAAGCTTAACCAGCTACACAACCCAGACTACGATGCTCGACAGATCAAGTTAGACCTCGCTGTTATCAAGCAACTAAGAGAAGACAACACGTCTTATAGAAAGATAGCAAAACAGTTAGGAGTTTCGCCAATGACAGTATACAGACAAGTCAATGGCGTCCGACAAACTAAGCTTGCTACACAACATAGAGGAGCGTATTAGTATGGATCTTTACCAGCAATATGTACACAAGTCACGCTACGCCAGATACTTACCAGAAGAGCAGCGCAGGGAGACATGGCTAGAGACGGTCAACCGTTACCTAGACTTCTGGGTCAACAAAGAGAAGATCACACGTAAGGAAGCTACAGGACTCTACGACGACATCTACAAGCTGGACGTAATGCCCAGCATGAGAGCCTTGATGACAGCTGGTGAGGCTTTGGACAGGGACAATGTAGCTGGCTTCAACTGCTCCTACTTACCCATTGACCACCCCAAAGCATTTGACGAGATGATGTACGTCTTGATGTGTGGCACTGGTGTCGGCTTCAGTGTGGAACGTCAGTACATCACAAAGCTACCAGAAGTCGCAGAGGAGTTTCATGATACAGATACCGTTGTACACGTCGCTGACAGCAAGATTGGGTGGGCAAAAGCATACCGCGAGCTTATCGCAATGCTCTTTAGTGGCCAAGTTCCAAAGTGGGACGTATCTGGAGTTAGACCTGCAGGGGCAACACTTAAAACCTTCGGAGGTAGAGCAAGTGGTCCAGAACCTCTTGTTGACCTGTTTCAATTCACAATTGATGTCTTTCGCCAAGCTGCTGGACGAAAACTTAGTTCCATCGAATGTCACGATATCTGCTGTAAGATTGCACAGATCGTCGTCGTTGGAGGAGTCCGAAGAAGTGCTCTCATCAGTCTCAGTAACCTCACTGACGATAGAATAAGAAGAGCTAAATCAGGGCAGTGGTGGGTAGATAATCCACAGCGTGGCTTGGCTAACAACTCTGCTTGCTACACAGAGAAACCTGACTTTGAAGCATTTCTGAACGAGTGGAAGAGCTTGTATGAGTCCAGATCAGGTGAACGGGGTGTTTTCAGTCGCATCGCAAGTCAACGACAGGCTGCAAAGAATGAACGCAGAGACGCCACGTATGACTTTGGCACTAACCCATGCTCAGAGATCATCCTCAGACCGTACCAGTTCTGCAACTTGTCAGAAGTTGTCATCAGGGTAGACGATAGCCTCGACAGTCTCCGAAGGAAAGTACGGACTGCAACTATCCTTGGCACTCTACAGGCAACACTAACCGACTTCAGATACCTGCGTAAGATCTGGAGTGACAACACAAAAGAAGAAGCATTACTTGGCGTGTCCTTGACTGGCATCATGGATCACCCAGTGATGTCGGGGAGGAAGAGTAAAGATGAACTCAAGTACTGGCTACAAGAGCTTAAGAAGGAAGCTATTAAGACTAACCGTAAGTGGGCTGAACGGCTTGGCATTAGCGTTAGCACTGCCATTACTGCTGTTAAGCCTTCCGGTACTGTGTCTCAGCTGGTTGATAGCGCATCAGGCATACATCCTAGATACTCAGATCAGTACATTCGACGAGTAAGAGCTGACGCACGAGATCCACTATGTGCTGTCTTAGAGGCTTCAGGAGTGCCCGTAGAGGACGACGTGATGTCACCCAGTACTAAGGTATTCTCCTTTCCCATAAAGTCCCCCAAAGGCGCTGTAGTGGCTTCTGACATGGGTGCTATGGAGCAACTTGAGCTATGGGAGATGTATCAGGACCACTGGTGTGAACACAAGCCGTCCATGACGTGCTACTACAGGGACGATGAGTTTCTTGAGGTGGGACAGTGGCTGTACAATAAGTTCGACAAGGTGAGTGGCATTAGCTTTCTGCCTTACTCAGAACACACGTACCAGCAAGCGCCCTATGAGCCTGTGGATCTTGAGACTTACAAGACGCTTGCTAAGGAGTTCCCAGACAACATTGAGTGGGACATCGTGGAGGCTAGTGACATGACCGAAGGTGCACAGCAGTTAGCGTGTGTCTCCGGGGTTTGTGAAGTCTAGTTAAAACTTGGGGGCTACTATAGCCCCCTTTGTTTTAGTTTATCCCTAGTTCTCTTCTTCTCTGTTTTTCTTCTTCTTTCTGATCTCTTTCAATCTTACGTTCAGCACCACCAAGTAGCCAGTAGTAAGCTGCTTTACCTATAACCGGAACTTTAGCCATTGCCTTATTGAAAGAGTCTGAGTCTTCTTCCTGCGTTGCTAGATCAACTAAAGATTTACCTGCTTCGTCTGCCATGTTAAAAACAGCGGGTGTAACAATACCCAAAGACCATTGACCTATGCCGCCTTCACTTAACTGACGCTCTCTAGCGTATTTATTCATGAACACTAAAGCCATCCAAGTTTCAAAAACTTTATCAGGAAACTTGTCTATGTCAAACTCTTTGGTTTGCATAGCTTCTCGTGCAAGACCAACAGATCCTCCCGCTAAACCAATACTGGCCGCATAGCTAGCAAGGTTTGTGAAACCCTCTTTGTAATTACCCTTTGCCACTTGACCCGCAAAATCTCTACGCATAATGTCTAGCTGCTTGATTGCAAAACTTTTAAGAGCGTACAGGATTCTACCGTTAGGAGCTTCTAAATACTTCTGTGGCATCTCTGACAGAGTTATGGGTTGTATGTCGGACAATTGATTAAACAACAAAAGCTTTACGTTGTCCGTCATTCTTCCTGCTCTGAGATCCTCTATTAGATTCTGAGTTTCGTCCCCAAAGGTTGCTCGCCATTTGTTTGTTATCTTTTCAGGATTCTTCAGGGCAAGCTGAGTATTGTTTTTATGTGCAGCACTTATAAACGTGTCTTTACCCAGTCTGTCTATAAACTTAAAACCACTGTACGTCATCACGCGGTCAAGAGAGTTTGCAAGGATTCCATTTGTGTTTATGTCTGCAGAAATACTGTTGATGACACCCATCTCTTCTGCGGAAGTCTCTGTCTTTTTACGGGCAGCGGAGACTAGGCTTCGTACAGTATTCCTAAAGCCATTCATGTAAACAGAAGCACCTATGTCGGCCAACTGAATAACCGCAGAATCAAATTGAGCTAGTAACGCACCAGTCTGTATGTCCTTGGCCGTGGTAGTCAAAGCACTGCCGCTTTTCTCCCCTGTGACAAAACGAGCTTGAAGAAGCATGGCTAAATCATCGGCCTGTTCTGGAGAAATCTCCCCTTTTAACAACGGCTCCCTAACAAAGTTTCCTATGCTTGCTTCTAAGTCCACTTTGTTGCTGTCATCTAGAGCAACATTCTTACCAAAAAACTTTCGTTTTTCTATTTCTCTTACGGCACTGTTGATGTAAAAGCTCAGAGACTCTGGAGCAGAGTAGTAAAAGTCCTTTAGTGTCTCGTCAACTTCTTGAATACTTCTCCTTTTTGCCAAACCCAACTGATAAGCTGACCTTCTACCGCCACGTAAAACTCTGTTTATGACATCTGTAGTTACTGTAGGATCTAGTTCTTTCCAACTGTCTAGCTTTTGTCTTTTAGCTTCTTTACTCAAAGCTTCTTCTAGTCTTGTCTTTTCAGTTTTACCAAAAGAGTTCAGAAGTTTACCCAGTTCTTTGACTGATCTGGGAAAGTAGTTCTCTACAAAACCTACGTCTACTCCGTTTGCTCTAAGTTCTTTGTGTAAAACATTTAAGACACCTTCAGGTCCGGTTACTTTCTGCAATGGTCCTAAAAGTTCTGGGAAGGAAGCTCTAGCTATGTTGTCTGCCTTTTGAAAATCACCGTTAAACAACGCAGCTTCAAACTTACTGTACTGAGCAGCGTTAGCTCCTTTCCTAGCTTTAGCAGCTAAAGTCATAAACTCAGAAGCTTGTTCTATGTTTTTCTGTATACCGCTGTGGGTGTCATACTCAAACTTACGCAGTCTTCCAAAGACAGGTTCACTGATATTTCTAACAACAGTGGACACAGGAGCCGCTACAGCATCTAAAACCTTACGTGTCTTCTGTAAAGCAACTATAGGGTTAGCTTTAGCAGCAGCAACTTTAGCTGCCTCTTGTTGAGAAGGTATCTTGATTTTCCCGTGGGCTACTAAGTCAGCAGCTTCAGAAGCAGAAATACCTAAATTTCTTCTGGCTCGTGCTAAGTTTTGCTTTGGTTGTAAACCTTCGGAAGCTCCAGTAATTAACTCGTCTTCTACTTTTGAAGACATGTTGTCAAGAGCCTTCTGTTCTTTTTTAGCCTTTTGTTTAGCTGTAACGAGTTTGACAGCTTTGGTTGTTGCTTCGGCTGTTTTAGCAAACGCAGCACCACCAGCAGCACCTACAACTGTAGACTTAGCCAAGTCGACTACATCCAAGTCTCCCTCTGCTGTTTGTTCAGCAGCTTCTATTTCTAAACCCAGTAATGCTCCAGCTTTAGCAGCCCCTGTTACGCCTTTACCCACAGGAGCTAATGTTGTTGGAGACATCAGCATTCCTGTTAGACTGCCTAATATCTCAGCAGATCCTGACTTACCTTCTTCCTCTTGGAAGATGATTACGTCTTTGTGTTCGTCAAGGACTGACTGTTCTCGCCGCTGTAGCAAAAAGTCTCTACGCTCGTCATAGCCCATTTTGTCTACAAAGTCGTCCCCATAAAGCTCTCGTGGAGACTGATAGCTAATCAGACCGTCTTCGCCTCCAATGGTTATTTCACCCATGGGCGTGAAGGCTTCTAAGGCTAGACCCCAATTGGATACGTCAGTATGTGAAGAGTCATAAGCAAACTCAAACTCGTCAAGCCAACTGATGTCTGCTTTAGGCTTTTCTACAGGCTCAGGTTGTGCGGCTTGTTGTGGTTGTTCTTGAGCTTCTAAAGCAAGATACCTATCCCTGAGTTCAGAAGCAGCTTCCATATTGTCGTCGTCAAGAGCGCGTTGGATCGCCTCTTTTAGTTGCTCTTTAGTAGCCACTATGGTTCCTTACTGTTGTCCTTCAGCAATATAGTCGTCAGCTGTTTTAGATTTTTTTGGGCCTATAAATTTTAAAAACTTATCCCAATTGCTTTCTTGTTGGAAATCACCTCTTTCTTCATAAGCCATTTCATAAGCTTCTTCAACAGAGTCTACTTCTTTATTTCTGATTAACTCATTAACTCTAAAAGCAAACTTAAACTGGGCTTGATCTTGTTCTCCTTTTGGCAACTCAGTGTAATCAGAGTCTTTACCCAAATAAGTAGCAGCAATTACTAAGTCACTTTGGTTAATATCCTTAAGACTTTGCTGCTGTTCTTCAGATATTTTCTGTAACCTATCTGCATCAACAGGTTTCCATTCTTTTGTTTCAGGGTCCATGTACCCCGGAAACTCGTCTTCTCCCGGTTTTGTTACGTCAGCAGTCCAGACAACTTTACCGTCCAAGACCATTCTTTTCTTATTTGTGTATTTTGTTGTAGGCTCACCAGCACTAAGTTTTTGGAATCTGTCAGTTATTTGACTAGTAGTTATTATCCCAAGCTCAAGTTCTTCTGCTACTTGTTGTCCTACTTCTCCTCTCTTTCCAAGCTCCGCAATAAGTTTTGCTTCTTTGTCGCTTTTTTGCATATTAGTTACAAGTCTTGCAAAACTAGCTTCATCAACTCCTTCGTACTCTCCAGCTTCTATTTGAGCTTTAAGTGGTGAATCTTCTAACCCAAGGCTTTTTAAATACCTTAATTGAGCGGCTTTTCCTTGCGCAGCTACTGCTTTTGCTTTATTATGTTCTTGTATCGCGGCTCTTCCTTGAGTAGGCGTTGCTTGGTTTGACCGCAATAAGTTAGCCAGTACCGGGTCTTCTAACTCAGTTTCTATTTGATTAGCTAATTGCGTAACATTTTCTTCTTGGGTTCTTCTTAACTCTTCAGCCTGTTCTTGTTGTTCTATTTGGCTTATTTTTTCCCCTAATGCTAATCGCTGTTGTGGGTTTTCTTCTTGTTCAAGCTGAGACTGTAACATGCCTTTTCTTCCAGCAAGAGTCGTCGTATCAAACTGAGCCATCTGTTGCCTAAGTCGGTTTTGTTGAAGCTGACCCGGAATACCGCCAATAGCCTGACCCAAGCCAAACATACCCTGAGCAAACTGAGGACGACCTAAGTTTGCTAGGAACTGTTGTGAAAATGTAGCCATTGTATTCTCCTTACTTAAACAAGCTTCCCAAAGCAGTTGAAGCTAAGCCTGAACCCAAGTTACCATACAGACTTGCTTGGCCTAAACCAGACTGCAGCAGTGCTTCAAGACCTGTAGTATAAGTTTCACCATAAGCGCCTGCTTGCTCAGAAAGTGCACGCCGTGCTTGTTCAGCAGTAGTCATTCCCGGCTGAAGTGCTGACAGTAGTTGTGCCTGTGGTACGTATCCAGCAGCCAACATACCTGAACCCATTTGAGCCTGACGTTGTTGTTCTTGTGCTGCAAACTGCATAGCGTCCAGTGCTGCTCTATTTTGAGCTTCTGCGATACCGCGCTCTAATGCAAGAGCTTCTGGAGTCCCGCCGAACATCCCTGTGCGTGTTCCTAAACGTCCTTGTGCAGCCAGACGCTGCTCCAATGCGAGTCGCTGTCGCTCTCTTTCAGGTGCGGCTAAATCCTCCATACGACCCAGAACTTCTTGTTCTCTTGCAGATGGATCTGCCACAGCCTGTCCAAATAATTCTCTAGCTCGCGTCAGCTGCTCCTGCTGTAGCATTTGCTCTTCAGGAGACGTTTCAACTTCATACACCATCTGACCCGTAGCTGGATCACGACGCATACCGAACTGACCGCCAGTAGCTGACGTTACGGTGTATGGCTGAAACTCAAGCATGCCAGAAAGTTGCTCAGCAAGTCCACCTTCTCCAGCTAGTTCTGAGTAACCTCGTTCTCCGATTTCACCTAGCTTTGCATAAGCGTCTTCAGTAAGTAGCCCTCCTCCAACGCCAGCAAGTAGTTTTAACAGTTCGTCCATTAGTATGTCCCTCCACTTATCGTTCCTGTTGACAACGTACCGCTAAAAGTCAACGCAGGTATCGTCACAGTCCCAGTAAATGTTGGGCTTGCTGTGTCTGCTTTAGTTGCAATCGCTGTTGCAATGTTGTCAAACTCAGTCTCAAACTCAGTTCCTTTAATGATTTTGTTTGCGTCCCCAGAAGACAAAGAGTCCTTTGAAGCAAAATCTGTAAGTTTAGTGTAGTTGCTCATATTGTTTTACCTACTAGCGCAAGTATATTGATTTCCTGTAAAGATAGTTCACCACCGTTGATAGCCGTTTCTAGGCCGATACTCAAAGTGCCTCCGCTGCCATTAGCATTGATCGCTTGCTTCGACGTTAGGACACCACTTGAAAACTGACCTATGTTAAACTCGTCTACACCAAACTCAGCTGTGGCTTGGCTACTGAGTGTAATAAATGCTGCGTTGTAAGCAGAACCAAAGTCATAGTCCCACTTGAACAATATGTCAAGACCACTACCACCTACAATCGTTGGTCTGATCTTCTTGAGGAACTTGAGCTTTGATGGGTCACCAAAAGACAGCTCTGGACTAAAGTACTTAAATGGGTACGAGCTACCGTTGTCCTGATAGCCTGAGTAATTACCCAAGCCATGTGCGCCGCCTATGAGTAGCGTTCCGTTGTCCTTGCGCTCATACGCAGTAAACCCTGTTCCCGGCCAGCGTGTAACCCTGTACGCACCGTTTTCCAGTGTACCCTTTGTGTCGAAGCAGTACGTCATGTCCTGATTGCTAAAGGTGATTAAGTAGAAGTTTTCCTCTGGGAAGTAAACTGACTTGTAGATTTCATTAGCTTCATTGATCAGCTGAATGATGTCCTTTGTAATCGTAGAGGACAAGCTGGTGATGGGCATTGACTTCTCTTGTATCGTCCTACCGAAACTCCTGAGTCCAGTCTGAGACAAGAACAAAACGTCAGTACCTGTGTACTGCACAGTGTCCCTACCTACGCAGCCTACGCCAGCCACAGTGTCCTGTAGAGCCATCGTAGCGGGTGCATCAGCACCAGCGTACACAACTATGCTACGCTTGCCAAAGATAATCAGGAGGTTGTTGTGTGCAGCCAGAGCTACAATCTCGTCATGACCATCTGGCCAGACCTTAGAGATGTTGATGGACCCTGACGTTCCTCCTGACCAGTCATGACCAATCAACAGGTCAGACCAGTACACCGTGGACTTGTCCGTTGCAAAATCTGCTGTCCACAGTCTACCATAAGCTGACAACACCTCATTACCATACATCGTAGAGGCTACACCAGCAGCGCCTGAGACTGTGCTGAGCTTGACTACTGACCCACTCGTGTTGTTGTACACAAGCGGCTCATGTGCGCGTTGGAAGAAGTAGATGTTGTCATTAAAGTTGACCATCTTCCACTCGTCAGCACTAATCGTGTAACTACCGGGAGTTTCGTCAGCAAGCGTTGTCTCGCCACTGAGAATCTTGTTGTTACCCGTGGAGAAAATCTTAGTGTTACCTGCGTCGTCTCTGTACTCCTTGATCGCACGTATCTTCTCAGATCCTAACTCTGTTTTAGTCGTGGTAACAACATCAAGCCCCTTGCGAGCAGCAACACGTCCACGCTTGTCAATCACAGCGTTGTCCGCTACTTCCGCAAAGGACGGATCTTGTGCAAGCGGAGCGTCTTCGGTATTGATACCTTTGAAGCCCGGTGCGACAAGATTTATGCTTTTGAGTTCCTGTGCCATACTACTGCCTTACGGAGTGTAAAATATAGTTTCTTCTGGGTGTCTACCAGCGTCCTGTGCAATCGCATCGGACAGGTACTTGTTAGCCATGGCGAAGTACTCCTGAGTCGAAGTCCCACCAGTTTCACCACGTTCTCGTGCTGCCAGTGCCACTGCTAAGTGCACTACAGGCATCGCAGGTATCTTCAGCTTGTCATCATCAGCACTTAAGTCAGGGTTACGCAGGGCGCAGTTGAAGCGCAGTGAGTACACACCGTCAGGCTTAGGATACAAGTCAACTAGTGTGTCTCCGTCTGCGTTGACACCGTTGTATGTGAAGTACTCAGGTGAGCCTGTGCGTGGCTCAGCAATCAAGTACGCCTCGTCAAACCAGTTGTTTGTCTGGTAGCTCATAATGAAGTTAGACGTGTCATTCAGGACGTTCAACTCCTTGATGCTGTTCTGGCTACCAGTAAGTGCGTAGTTGAACACGTCAGCAGTCGTAGTAATCGTAAGCGTAGTCCTGAGTGCAGACCAGTCCCATGAGTTTTCCACGAGATCTTTGGCATCATTAACGATGTCACCAATGAGCTTACTGTACGCTGTGGTTTGTACAGAGGTAACTTCTGTCTCACGAAGCCTCCTGAGTACGTTGTTGACTAAATTAAGATAAGTCATTAGATCATTCCTTCAAACAAACTTTCGCCAATAATACGGTCTAGTTCTCTCATGTAGTCTTTGGGTTGATACTGTACTCCTACGAAGCCCGGAAGCTGGTAACTTAAACCGCCCATGTATCCGCCTCGTGGTGCTGGCGCTCCGGGTGCACCTCTAGCTCCAGTAGCTCCGGTTTCACCGCGTTCGCCTTGCTCACCTTGTAGACCATCTACGCCATCCCTGCCGTCTACTCCGTCTCTACCGTCACGTCCATCTACACCGTCTCTACCGTCTTGACCATCGACACCATCGACACCATCACGTCCATCCTGACCGTCTACACCGTCTCTACCGTCTTGACCATTAGTGACTACTGGTGGTTCATCAGCATCCCCGTCGTCTTCTACCTGCTGCGGGTCTTCTTTTCTAGGGACGAGTACAGGCTCTTGAGGGTCTGCTTTACCGTCATCCACTTTACCATCGTCAGGACCAAAAGTCTCACCTACGTTTGGATCAAACGGGTCGCCATCGGTTATATCAGGCACACCGTCATTATCAGCATCAGCGTCTAGATAGTTAGGTATACCGTCTTGATCAAAGTCTTCTTCCTGAGAATACTCTGGAAGCATGTCTGGACTTGTGCCTAAACCACCGTCTTTTTCAGGTACGTCTTCTTCTTCTGCAGTACCCTGACCAAGAGGATCAAAGTCAACAATCTCAACTTCTTTTTTAATAGGGGCGTCTTGTTCAATAGTTGTATCGGCAGGTAGCTCAGCTTCTCCACCTACGTCTTCACCTTCTGGTCTAACTACCCAGTTACCTTCTTCGTCCTGTACATAAAAGTTACCATCGTCACCAGAGATGCCAATAATGTTGTTATCTTTGTCTACAACAGCCCTGCCGCGAGGTGTTGATACTTTAGCAGGAGGCTTATCTTCTTCTGGCCCATCAAACATACCGTCAAAAGCGTCTTCTTCTGTCTCCTGCCCAATGTCGTCTGCAGTTCCGTCTCCTGTCAGATCATCGTCTACATCAAGAGTCCCTTCTTCCACACCTTCAATGGTATTTGTATCTGGATTAAACCCTATTTGTCTTCTGACTTCTTCACCCAGAACACTACCTAACCAACCACCCTGTTCTACTCCACTTAAGCCAGTTGTAGATATAACACTTGTGGCTGCGTCAAAGATTCTTTCTACTGTAGTTCCTTCTTCACCAGTAAAAATTTCTCCTATGGGTCTAAAAACACCTTCTTCTATTACGCCCCAAGTTTCTTCAGCTGCGTTATAAACAGCCCGTCCTATTTCCTGAACGCCTGCAAAGTTACCGTCTTCATCAAATATTTCTATCTTAAGAGGTTCGCCGTTGACTTCAAAGTTTACAGGAATCATGATCTCTAACAGCAGACCTTCTTCCGGATCAACAGTAAGTGTGACTGGTCCTTTCAACTCATTAAGAGACGTGTCCATCCACTCTTCAAAAAGATCATCAACGCTTTTAGGACCACCGCTAGGTGCTGGACCAAAGATGGCAGTCTTAATAAAATCTCCACCAGATTCTAATGCTGGTAAGATCTGTGTTTCCCAAAGCGTTTCTTTAGCACTTTCTTCGGTTGCGTACTTGTTACCTTCAGTGAACGCCCTAAGAGGATCAGACGTAGCGTTGTGCTGCTGTAGTTGATCTTTAACTTCTCTTGGACCTATGCCAAGAACTTCAGACACTGCTGCTAGTTGTTGTTTAGAAGGCTCAAAGTATACGCCTCTGGCTCTTTCTAAAGCTTCTTCGCTAGTGTCTAGTGGCGAGCCGCTGAACAAGATCCCTAAAGCTTCACCTACTGTATAGTCACCTTCGTACAGTCTAGGTAATATAACTAGCAGAGGATTAGGGTTACCTCCTTCTGGTGTACTGGGACCAAACTCGTTGTAAGTATCCCAGAAAGTCCTAAAGCGTGTTCTGGGGTTAATCGTAGGCGCTGTGGGTGTGTCAGCCAGACCCGGAAGCGTCTTACCGCCAGTCAACATTGGTGCAGACATCTTAGACATTACTTAGACACTCCTGTACGCTTCTCATAGGTCCGCATAGCGCCCAACCCAAGCATTCCCATCAACACAGGCATCATAGTAGCTGTGTCAATCAGCGGTACTACTACTTCAATCTTTAGCAACGCAAGTACAAAGTTGGTAAAGGGTATTACCATGAAGTTTCCCATCATACCAAAGACGCAGCACCATCCCACCGCTGGACGCCAACCAGAGACGAACAGGGACTTATGCTGAGCTTCAGCCTTGTTGACCTCTAGCTGTCCCTTAGCAAGCTCCTGAGCGTGCTTCTGAGCCATCGTAGCGACTTCATGAGCCAACTTAGCCTTTTGGTCCTTATCCTCAACAAACTTGTCTAGGAGGCTTGTGACTGGTCCTATGAGCTTATCAATCATTTGTCTCTGTTCCAGAGTTCAAACAGCGTCTTTATCTTCTCTTCCACTACGTCCATACGGGACATCAGCTTACCTATTGACAACACTAGTACAATGAAGCCAAGAAAGATGGGCCATATTGCAGAGATTAACTCTATGTATTCCATTATTTGCCCACAATTTGAGTATTCCAGATGTCAAATAGAGTCTCTAGTTTTTCGTCATGAGTCTCATTGACACCGGAGACTCTGTTAATGTCAATCTGAAGATCGTTCATACGTTCCTGTAGACGCTGTAGTTCTGCCTGTCGGTCCTCCAGAGCCATGATCTTAGCATTCTGTATCAGATCATCTGGTAAGGCTCCTCGCAAACCAAGTGGCCATTCACGGACAAACGCAGCATTCTCACGTATCGTCATGTCCTGTATGGACTGCCCGTGTTCCAACGTAGTGATACGCGAGTTTAAGTCAGCGTACCCTGCTGTAACAACTGCTACACCCAAGACAATACTCACGAGATTCCTAAGCGGTATCGTGAGGTCCGTGTTGTCACTTAGTTCTACCATAAGATACTAACCATAGCAGCAGAAGCTGTAGTCAACACTGTGCCTACAACAAGCCACGCAAGCTTTTCCCAACGAGCAGCATGAGAGTCCGTGACTTTGCGTAGCTCACGGAGTTCTACTACTGCTTCAGCCCAACGCTCACCACACTCCTTCTCGTGTTGTGCAATGCGCTCAAGGGCGTCAATGGCTAAGTTGCGCTCTTCGTCGGTCATGGCTTTTTCTTAGCGTGTCCGATGTTGACAGCAAGTAGATCAACAAACTGTTTCATTTTGGCTACGATCTTGTCGTCCTTGTCCGTAGGCGTCATTGCGCTAACTACTGATGCAAGTGTTACTGTAGCTGTCATCCAGTTAAAGATTTCCCATACTATTTCCATTAGTTAGCTCCTTCTAGTTGTGTGATTCGTGCTTCAAGTTCTTGGATTGTTGCCACAAGAAGCGGTACAAGTTTGCTTTGGTCAATGCCTTGGTAGTCAGGTACTGAACGTGTACCCATTACAGCTTCAGTAACAACATTACCGTCGTCGTCTAAAACTGCTGGAGTAACTTCATACTCCTCATTACGCATTGCGTCTTTAATGCCCGTAACCGCTTCAGGTACAACATCTGCAACCTCGTGTGCCAAGAAACCATCCACAGTCGTATCAGCGTCAGCAATGAAGTTAAAACGCTTAGGTGCTAACTGCTTCAGTCTTTCAGTAGCACCTGACATAGCTACTACGTTTTCTTTGAGGCGGTAGTCAGACGAAGTGTTATAAGCAGTAGCAGTACCGCTTGTTGATATGTTTCCAACAAAACCATTGGGGTTTCTAAAATACAAATGCGCGCTAGAAGAAGTTGAATCAGATTCTGATGACCATGCGTGTGCAGATGTTGTCACACCGTTAGCAATAACCCTGCCTGACAGGTAGAGGTCTTTGAAGCGGGCAGAAGATGTGCCTAGATCATTTGTTGCATCTTCAGTGCCCGTACTGCCATCTGTGGGCGTTATCGCTGTTCCTGACATGCGTAAGCCAAGGCCTACGCCGTTGAAATGAACGCCTCCGCCAGAGCTTGCAATACTAGCGACTGTTGTGCCATCTCTCTGTATGTTAACGATTGCACCATCGTAGTCGTTTCTATTGAGGATAAGCTGAGGCTCACCGTTGCCACTAGAGGTTGCGTTTCGGGTAGAGTAGATGTAACCGTTTCCTCCTAACTCAACACCGTTATCTGTGTTGGCATTTGATGTAGCGGTTCGCCCAACCAACAAGTTGCCTGATAAATCTTGTACTAATGAAGACGGTAGGTTACTTGGACCTATATTTAATTTACCAGAGCCATCCTTCCAAATTCTATGAGAAGTAGAATCACTGCTTGTTAAAGCAATTCCATCTGTA